AGCTTATCACGCTCATGTAGTTCTTTGTATTTGTCGAGATGCTTACTAAGCTGTTCTAACTCAGCGTCAGTAAGGAACTCTGTATTGATGTTAAAGGCTTCGTCCACAGCCCTACGCTACTTTCAGCGCCTCCAAGAAATTGCCAGCGGCCTGATCCAAAACAGCGCCACCCTCCTGCATAGCTTTCGGAGCCGGGCGGTTAAAGCTTGCCAGCAAATCCAAGAACGATTGCGGAAGACCAACCGACTCAACAGGCGAAATCGGAGAATAAGCCGGAGGCGCAATAGTCAACGGAGCAGCAACTCGTGTCGATGGGACAATCACATCCATGGGGTCTGGCATGGCCGGTGGCAAGCCAGTGGTGGGCGGAGTGACAGGAGGCGGCGTTGTGTCTGCGGGATCTGTAGCTGGCGGCGGAGTGGCAGGGGTCTGCCCTGAAGCGCGCTCATCATCACTTTGATTAGGCTGCTGACGATTGACAATCAGCGCGCCTGTCTGCGGATCAACAGTATATGAAGCACCATCTGCGCCAAAAGGATTGTAACCGGCCCTGCCTGTATAAACCCTGCCAAACGGACCATCGTCAGCGTAACCAACGATCTGGTTGGTATCGGCAGCGATAATTGCCTGCTTGTTCTGATTCACAACGTTGTCGAAAATGTCCGTGGCCTTTGAGCCGCCAAGAGCGGTGGCAATCTTAGAAACAATAGGCTCGGCCAAAGCGCTTAAACCCTGCCCTTTATTAACACGCGCACCCTTGATGCCCATGCGATTCTCAAGGTCAGCGAACCTGCTTACAGTGCGCTCATTGTCTTTACCGCGATTGTAAACAACATCGCCAGCCATCAATTGGCCAAGCGGGTTTATCGGATCAGTCTCACGAGGCTGTGGATTACGAGCCAAGAAGTCATCAATAGGAGACTGAGAAGAAACCAAAGGATCAACAAAAACATCGCCCAACAAATCGTCAAACTGCTCTGTTTTATCAACGGCAAGAATGCTTTTAACAGCATCATCTAAAGCTCGATCACGAGCCATGTTTTGATTGGCAAAAAACGCTTCTGTGTCAGTTGCCGCCGTGCTTTCAACCGGCTCACCGCGCATACTACTGCCGGGGAATATATTAACAGGCTTTTGTGAAGCAGCCGTATCTTCAAAAAACTGTCCTTTGTCCTCCGCCTGCTGTGCAGCAGCTATAGCTTCATTTACTGAATCACCGTCATCATTACCACCGCCGGGAGTGCTGTCACCCTCGAAAACATTGGTCGTGCCGCCTACGCGCTGCCGCTCTTGTGCAGTCTCACTCGTGTCCTGCCTACCACGCTCTTCGCCGTATGCCTGCGGATCGCCACCTAAGAACATACCAACAGGACCACCATCCTCAAATGGCAAGCTGAAGTTAGCCATAATCCCAAGATTGCCGTCACGAGTCACAGGATTAATGCCAAACGTACCGCCCATCGGGCCATCCATCTGCGTAGCACCCAAAATGCCACTGGCAAAATCCTTTACCTTGGCCATAGGGGTAGAAGCCCTAAGAGCATCGCCTATAGCAGACATACGATCCACCGCAGCATCAGTACGCTGATTGTGCATACCCATGGAGGCATCAAGCGCACTAATCAAAGCTGGAGTGCCAGTAATCGGAAGCGGAGGATTCGCCATCGCAACATCATAAAGATCCATAGACGAAATAGAATCAGAAGAGCCACCGCCGGTATTACCGCCACTGGCATCAATCACATTTGTCGTGCCGCCAACCATTCTAGGGCCAACAGACTGACCAATCTTGCCTTCCATAGCATATGGATCAACTGCGCCGCCGTCCTCATAGCCAAAGACAGAACCAAAGCTCCCAAGGCCAGATAAACGAGCAAGCGGACTGCCCATGCTGCCAACACCAAAAGGCCCACTTTGATTGGCGATAGGTGAACGCAAGCCCTTCATTTTCTCTTCCATGGCCTTCTGCAATTGCGCTCTCTGCTCATCGCTCAACGCGCTTTGCATGGGACGACCTTGCTGATCCATGCCATCGCCGTCAGGGTCCATGGGCATGTAGGATGGAGTTGGCATGCCAAGCAATGCGCTGTCGTTCAACGACAACGGCCTTCCGTCTGGTGTAGTTGTTGGCATCATCGGCTGAACTTCAGCAGGCGGCATCATCGGTTGAGTTTGATAATCTCTTTGGTAGACGCTAGGCGGCGGGAACGTAACGGCCAAGGGCGGCAACGGCGGAGGCATCTGACCACCACCAAAGCCGCCGCCAGATGACATCGGGCCACCCAGCATGCTGCCACTGACAGGAGCAATCCCCCCACCCATGCCACCGCCGCCGGGTTCACCGCCGTAAACAACTGTGTTCAAAGCCTCGACCATCTGGCCAGACATCTTACCTAAATCCTGTAAACCACCTACAACACCACCACGAGCCATCGGCACAGGAGCAAAAATGTCGATCTGATCCATCGGGGACGGCATAGGTGCCGGTAGCATATGGGCAATTGGCGCAGTAGTAGGTGGCATGACCGGACGATTCATGCCCTGCATGAACTCCTTGAACTGCGCCCTCTGACTCGGATTTGTGCGAATGTCTAACTGTGGCGGTGCGCTTGGTGCCGCTTGCGGTGGTGCCATCGGCCCCATAAAATTTGCCATCCGACTGCCCCTTTGATGAAAATCCAAGAGGAATCATATGTTATTCAGGAAATTTTGACAACAAGTAGTCAATCTCCTTCAAAGACTGACGCAACAGCTTGTCAGTCTCCGCGTCCATACCCTCATGTGAGTCAAGGGCCAAGCACAAACGACTAAGACGATCACGGTCAAACGTCGTCAGGGTACCTTGAGGCGCTAGGGTACCTTCGTCGCCTGAATCCCCACGCGCCAAGTAACGCAAAGACAATTCAACCGACCTCGGAATGTCACGCTCACCAGTTTCGTAATAACAATACATCCGGTGACTAATCCCCAAGGCACGAGCCAACGCAACCTGCGTCATGTTCATATCACTACGCCTGCTGCGAAGCTCGTTACCACCCCACATGCTGTAAGATTCTTTAGCCTTGTACACCTTGAGCCTCCAACATCCCATGACGAACCATGTCAGATGTCATGTCCTCCAAAGTGTTAAAGCGAACGGCCTTGCCGCTCCAATCGCATGCCAGCGCAGCCGCCGTGCGACGCCACGCATCGTCATTCGCATCAGCAGAACGGTTCACATTCCGCCACGCATCCAAAAACCCACTCGCGTCCGGAGCCTCGAACTCAATGGGGTCACCAACATTCAATACAAACTTTGGCACTTTGCCCTCCTGTTTCAGTTAACAGATACAACATAGTGCAACGATTGCAAGAAGTCAACAAAAAAAAGGGGGGCCGAAGCCCCCTTTGGTTAGTGATTGGCGTACCAGTAATCAAGCGGCACCTCGACAGTGCGGCTGATCTCGCTGGCAATGCAGCGCTTCATCACCGCCTCACTGGGAGTGCCATCGGCACGGCAGAACTCGCTGCGCTCATAGCAAGCAAGAGACGAGCCGACATCGTATTCGATACCCGGCTTCAGCAAGACTTCGACGCAACCGGCGAACTCCTGCACATCCTCAAGCAAGTGATGGTACTTGCGAGGGACAAGATGGAATTGATTTTTTTTGAGCATGGGGACCTCCTTTCGAGGTGGTTGGCTCAGTGGATTGGGCGGGGCCGTTAAGCCCCACCTCCTGCTTCAACCTCAGACTGAAACTCGCGCATGAGCGTGAGCATGTAGCCCCAATCGAAATGCATGCGCTCGTCTGGCCACATCTCTTCAAATTTTTCAGCGGTAACCCAACCAGTCTTTTCCAGAATGTCCGGCCCAGCATCGACAATGTTCAGGCGATAACAGCGATCATATTCGATGGTCAGCCCCAGCTTAGCAGCAAGGCGCTTGCACTTGCCCCGGTCGCTGGCATGCTTCTTAGCGGAGTCAATAGACGCCTGACTACGAGTGCGGGTGCGAAGCCCCAGTGACTGCCCCAACAGCCTTTCAAGTGAAGTCATTTCTGATTCCTTTCTCAGTTGTTTCTTCAGTTGGTAATAAGGACTATAGCAAACACTGCGGTATATGTCAATGGGTAAAAATGGGGATTTATGATTTTTTTTGTGTTTGTTTGAGGGAAACTTGGTGCAAACCCTTGCCATACGCTGTCTGACAATAGGGTCTCCCCTATACCCGTCCCGTCCCCGTTCCGTGCCGCATGATCGGCGATAGGGTACCTACGCGCCGCGCCAATATCATACCCTATTCATAGGATGCCGATTGCTGGCGTTTTAAGGGCCGTACAGGACGAACAATTGTACGGGTGGCAGGTAGGTACCAGACAAAAGAAAAGGCCGCCAGCGGCGGCCTTTTGGATTTTGTGGTTTTGGCGACTAGCGGCGCAATGCGTCGCGCCGCGCGTTGAAAAACTCGAATGTCTGATCATCCAAGCCTGCCCACACCGACGTTACGCCGCGACGGTTTTCAGGATAGAGCGCGACGCCACCGGCAACCGTTGTTTCGATCTCGCGCGCTATCTCATAGCCGTTCAAATCATGGCCGCCATTGCTGGCACCATACCGGTGGCCGTAAGCCTGTTGGGTGTGGGTGATGACCGCTTGGTCACCATGCGTGTTACGCCATTCGGAGACACGCGCGCGGATTGTGTCGGCGGTCCAACCGGTGGCCGCGCTAATCTCAGACACATGCGCGCCACCATCGCGGCGGCACATATCCCACATGACCGCCAGACGCGAGCCGTTACGGTGTGGCGCGTCGGGCGTCGCAACCGTAGCAGTCTGCGGCGCGGTATAGTCCAGCCGCTGCAAATCGCTGTAGCGGAACATGGCATCAATTAGCAGGCACCATGCCTCTAACTTTTCGATTTCCAACGTCGCTTGGTGCTGACGGAATTCAACGGTTCCAATGCGTGACCATGTGGCCATGTTGATTGCGCCAAACTTGCCGCCCAACATGTCGGCCATGCGCGCGGCATTGTCGGCACGCTCAAACTGATCAGCGGCATGGCCACCGAATGCCAATGTGCGGATAGAGCGGCAAAACCGCGACGCATTGCCATGTTCGCGGCGTGACGGTGCCAGAATGGCGTCTATATCGTTTTGGTGCGCGGCATAACGCTGGATAACGTCGCGAACCAGTGCCAGCGGCATAACGTCGGCCATGTCGGGCGCGTGATGATAGCAACGGTTACGGCCAATCGGCGTGAATGCCGCTTTTGAAGCTTGCCAGAAATCGCGCGGCGATTGATTGCGAACTGCGCGGTTTCCAATATGAACATGCAAGCCGCAACCTGATTTAGAGACGCGGCCACCGTTGCGCTCAATAAATTCCAACAGCATGCGGATATCGTCATGCGCGCCGCCTGCCATGTGAAGCGGAAAAGGTGGCAGGACAAATTCGCAATCCACATTAGGGCTGGCGTCGCTTTTCGCTTCAACCCAACCGTAACCGTTGTGATCTAGCAGTTCCTGCCAGTCATCCACACTAAGTTGATTGCGGTTCTGATTGTGGATTTCGATTTCCGCGCCGCCAGTCAGGTACATGTTGTTTTCGATGTAAGCCATTGTTTTCATTCCTTTTTTTCGGTTGTGGTAGGGCATAGCTCCGCCCCTCACCCTCTAAGTTAATGATTTATGCAGTGATTGCAAGCACAATTGCACACCTTTTATATATAAAAAAGAAATTATCTGCTAAACCATTGGATTCATTGAATAAATCGGCTCAAAAAAATGAGGCTGATTTTGCCGGGATCCGGGCTGGATCCGGGCCGGGCGAACCAGAACAATTGTTCGGGTTGATGGGTATCAAATGATACTTCCGCCCAAAAAAAGGGGCCGAGCCCGAAGGCCCGACCCCGATCCCCGATGCCCGATCCCGAACAAATTTACGCCCGATCCCGATAGTCCGAGTAGTCCCGCGCGTTGTAAAGTTCCGATTCATCAAGCCCGAAGTCCCGATAACCCTGAAGGATGGTGTTGAAATACCCGATATCAGGGTAGGCATAGCCCGAATGATTCATCCGGTAAGTCATCATCCCGTTGATCATAACCTGACGGTAAAGCCCGTGCTTGACGCCTTCATACCTATCAAGAGCGGCCTCGTCTTCTGGCCCGATATCCCAGATACCGACCGGGAGCATATCTTCAGGCTCCCCGATTTCAATGTCGGCGACGCCCCGGAAAACGAGCCGCCATCCCGGAAAGTATGCAGACCCCAACGGCGTTGCCGTTGGGCTGCGATATGACATTTGCTCAACGTTCAGATTAGAGCCGTAAGCAAAATAGAGTTTCCTTATTGCCATTTATGAACAACCTCCTCGCCTACAATGTAGGCGTACATATTAACGACCCGCTCTGGATCGCTGAGATCAGTTGTCACCTCGCCGAAGTTGTCTTCTTCATACTCTTTGACGATGCGAATGATCTCAAAAGCCTTGCTTCCCATCCACTGCTCGGCCTTGTATGTGCCGATAATGAAATAGTCCATGTTGAACGCGTGGTGGTGCCAGTCTTCTTTGTTGTTGCGCAGCCATTCCATGTCTTGGTCATTCATCCAATCAACAAAGCGCTGCTCGATTTCGTCGTATTTGTAAAAGTCTGAGTTAGCCATGACGGCCTCCCTTGTTTGGTTGATACATTATATATAGGCAATCATTGCAACACTGTCAACAAGAAAAGAGCAGAAAAAGTATCAAATGACACTCAAGATCTGCCAACTGAGAAAAGCGAACAATTGTACGGGTTCTGAGCTGCGGGCAAAAAAGACCCCCGGATCCGTGCAATCCGGGGGTCAGATTCAGGGGTTGCCCTGAATCTATTTCTTGTGCATCAAGGCTGCTCCTAACCCGAGGGTCATAACCCCGATCCACATCATTCCTGCGTGAATCCAGAACGCCACTTCGCTTGTCGGCTCAACGCCTGTAAGTAATACCAGCAGCAACATTCCGATTGTGGCAAATGCAAATCCTAACTTTGGCATCTCATCCTCCAATAAGGTGGGGCGCTTTTCTGTCCTCACTTGCGGTGCGCCCCTAGACCTCCGTGAGTAAGCTGGCTTCCTGCATCTTAGCCCTTGCCCTGCGTAAGAACATAAAGCAGAGACCAATCACAACTTATGGTCCCCTTGGGATGCCGCAACAAGCCGCCAGCGGCTGTTGTCTGACTATGTTGTAGCAACCATTGCTACCCTGGTCAACAACAAAAAGCACTTTTTTTATTTTTTTTTGGAACGAACACGGAGATCCGGGGTGCTTCGAATAATACGAACAATTGTACGGGTAAGGGGGCAGCCCCCGGTAGGAGGATTCGGGGGCTGCCTTTCTTCAGGGAGATCCTAATCCATGCGCAGATCCCGATCCGATCCCGAACAATTGTACGGGTTCTGGCCCGGCCCCGAAAAGGCCCGGCCACCTGTTGCATGAGCAGCCGGGCGAGTCGGGGAGGAAGCCTAATGATACCCCGATCCCGAAGCCCGATGTCAACCCCGATCCCGATCAGCCCCGATCCCGAGGCCCCGAACCCGAACAATTCGTCTAAAAACCCGATGATCCCCGTTCGGTCCCCCCGCATGGTGCGCGCAGTGGGATTTAGTGGGACTTACGCTATCTCACACTATATCTTGTGGGTCATGTTCGATAACTTCTGTATCTGGTGTGACATTCACCATCCGAGACTCAGCTAAACGGCGGAACTCCTCCAGTTTTTGGCTGATTTCCTCCTTGGTCGCTGCTGTCACATCTTGCTTCACAACATGCTGCTTGTTGATCAGTAGCCCTGCTGCCTTCAAACGTAGCTCTTCAGCCCGAATGGCCTCACTCAGTTTACCGGCTTGCCATGCCTCATCCCTGATCTTTTTCAGATCGCGAATAGACTTGTCCACAGTGACGCCGAACTTGCTTTGTGCCTCCAGCCTCATCTCTTGCAGGCGCTCTTGCACAACGCTGTTCTGAAGTAAGCGCACAGCGGATACAGATGGGTTCTTGTACCCAGCCTCTCGCGCTGCTGCGGTTTGTGTCATGTCTTTGTGCAGGTAATTGTTCAGGAACTCCTGCTGCATGGGCTTCAGACGCTTCAGTCCAGCCAGTGATGCCTCTTTGGGCAGGTTCTCTCCAACCTTTGGCATTACGCGCTCCTAGTAGCTTAGATGGATTATATTCTGGTTATCGTCGTCGGGGTAGTAGAACACACCGCTTTCGGTCTGCTTCCATCCTGCTCCCAACATTCCTATTCGCTCTGCTTTGGCGTCCAGTATCTGTTCGATCATTTGTTCGTACTTCGCTACTTCGTCTGTATCGTCGTCCATGTTTTACCTCACGCTACAGGGGGAAGGTTCGTATACCTTCCCCCCTATTTATAGGGGTAAAAAAACCGAAGTTGTAAGTTTCAATGTTTTCAATAACTTACAACCCCATTTTTGGTTACTTTTAGCAATCACTGCCACTACTAAGTTGTAAGTAACAAGCCACTGAAAACATTGAACTTTATGAACTTACATCCATTTACTTACAACTTTGTAACCAACTAACACAAACCAGAACGAACCAAGAACACGAACAATTCCACTGGTTACGTCGCATGCTCGGCACTGTCGTTAAGCTCATCATAAATCTTGAGCTTCACGCGATCCCATGCCTGACGAACTGTCGCCTCCTCTTGCGGTAGGGTATCTAACTGCTCATTCTCGTCATATTGAACGTACTGCGCTTCAGCCATGGCGCGCAAGACCGCCATGGCTTCGTAATATGTCAGCACAAGATGGATACCGTTATCAATCCTGTTCATCATTGTCCTCCTCTGCGTCGCGCTCCATCATCCGTGCTTCATACACCGCTTCTTCAGCGTAGCGGAACGGCCCAGCTACTGTGATGTCCAACTTGGTGTCCACCACATAAGCCTTGTGCCAGCCCTCTTCAGCGACCATAAAACGTTCACTCATGATCTGCCACCTCCATGATGCTAACGCCTGTATCGGCGCGGAAATTATGTGCCAACTCGTCCAGCAGGAGAGACGCCTTAAAAGACGCCATGCCCCACTGCTCCTGCTTGCGATTAATCTCTGCGTCGTCCAAGTGGCGCAAAATGTCGTTCAGCCTTTCGTAGACATACACAACGTCCACGCGGCTCTGCTTGCGAATATCCTCATCCATAACGAACCTCCCCAAATACACCAAGCTGGAAGATGTGGTCAGCGTCATTTGCGTCCCAATCACCATTGTTCATGATAACAGTCTTAACGTCATCAGACAGGAGCGAGATGCCCTTGTGAATAACGTCGAACGTCTTGACCTTGACGGTTTCACTGTAGACGCGAGAGTCCCATTCATCCGCGCCGTGATAGACCGTCACCTCAAAGTTTTCTGCGAGATGCGCACCGCTCTTCAGGCTTGGCAGATCGTCCTTGAACAACATGCCTTCAGGCTTGTCGTAGTCGATCTTGTCCACCCAATAGTTACTGCCACCCTCAAGAATGGTAACCCACAAGTCTTCAAGCATGCCCTTCCACCAATCGGCAGAAGGGCTGTAGCTGATCGTGATGTCGCGGTTAGTCATAACGGACCTCCCCTACTTCTTTCTTGATCTGTGATGCGATGTTCTTGAGCGCGCGATGGTCAGATGCCGTCTTGCTGGTCACGACCACAGCGCCGTCTTTGTGCCGCCAGAACAAATGTTTCTTCTGCCGCACAAGCGTGAAGTCATTTATCTTCATCAGGCGTTTTAGCTCTTTCTTCATTTGTCTTTCCTCTGGTTGGTTGGAAAAGATAGTCTTATATAGTTAATAGCATTGATTGCATCCGTCAACCCACCAGAAGAACTTTTTTCAAAAAAAAATAGGGGGCTTACGCCCCCCTTAGTTTTATGCTGCGTCTTCTTCTTTTTCATCGCGCAGGATCATTGCCATCTTTTCCAATGGCGTCATGTCCAGCCCAATGTGTTCAGCGGCACCACGATAGCGGTTAAGCCACGCCGCAAGCTGCACTCCAGCCTGACGCCGCAACTCGGCCTGTGACTCTTCGCTCTCAGGATCGAACGGCTCGTAGCCACCGCCCTGACGCCGCGTCGTAACCGGAGAAATGTACGCCGGATACTCGGTCACCTTAATGCGGCGAACTTCGCTTTCGATTACTTCGGTCTTAGCCACGATGCGCAGGCCCGATGCGAAACGCCGCGCCAAGTCCAGCTTGGCCTCATTCAGCAACTCGTCATCACGCCCATGGAAAGCCTTGTAGGCTTCGTGATCTGGGTAATCAGCCAGCCAATCAATGAACTCCTGCGGGACAAACATGTTCTTGCCTGTCTGCTGCAAGTAATCATCAATGATCCGCTGCTTCGTCTTCTTCGAGAAATAAGCCATTCGTTTTACCTCCACATAGCTTACGAACAATTTTACTGGTTTGCGTTACCACGCCCGACCTGACCATGACATGAGTCTCATGCCATGCCCCGCCTAAACTGAACCGCCTCGCCGTGCCACTCCCTGCCTGATCTCGCCCAAACTGAACCGCCTTGCGCTGCCCCGCCAAAACACGACTTGCCGTACCCCGATGCGCCCGAACAAACACTACCTAACCTTGACCGCCTTACCATATCAGACCCGAACACACCGGGCCTTGACTGATACTGCCCTACCATGACCGCCTAGACTCACCATGCCACTCCCCGCCTGACCGCACCCGACCAGACCTTATCTGGACCGCCTCGACTTCCTAACCCCGATCAGACCTCGCCCTTCCATGACCGCCCAGCCTTGCCAGCCAAGCCGTGCCTTGACGCACGTTGCCACGACCGCCGTGCCTAGCCCTGCCGGACCCAACCACGCGATACCTGACCGCGCCGCGCCTAACCAAGACCGCCATGCCCCGCCCATCCAAACCGTACTGAACCGAACCTGAACGCTCCAAACCCCGACCGACAGACCTCACCACACCCCTCCATATGATACCTAGACTCACCTTGGCTTGACCGCCTTGCCACTCCGAAGCCCCGACATATCAGACCGTACCTAGACCGCCAAAACAGGCCGTACCTCACCAGACCCCGCCCTAACTCACCCGAACTAAACTTGACCGCCGAAACACGCCACGCGGAGCCAAAACTAACCGTACCCAAACGCACCAAAACCGCCTCGTCATGCCACACCTGAACACACAGCACCCCACCAGACCTGACCATGTCCTGCCATAACCCAACCGCCTGATCTCGCCACGCCGCATCTCACCCCGCCTAACCGTAACAAACCGTGCCTAAACCGCCTTGACTAACCTCGCCGCGACTTGCCGTTCCAGACCTAACCGGACCTAAACCGCCTTGCCGTGACTTACCTAAACAAAGCACATCAAGCCTCACCCTGACCGCCTTGCCGTGACTTGCCCAATCGTAACTGACTAGACCCAGACACATCGCACCGCAACACAACCGCCAAAACCGGCCTCGCAATGCCAGCCCTAAACATACCTAAACCGCCGTGACCAAATGAATAGGGGCGGCAGGGAAAATGCAAAAACCCACCGCCCCTAAACTCGTTATGCTGCGCGCCGCAGACGCTCTTCCTGCAAGAACTGCATCAACTCAGCAGTCTGGCTATCAGCGCACTCAGGCTGCTCCATGGCAAGCTTCTGGATATCACGCGCTTCATGCGTGATGTTGTCCCAAATCTCCTGATACTCGCCCATATCTTCAGAACTGGCGACAGAGAAGGTGCCGTAAGAACCACGTCCCTTTTCCTGACGGAAGTCACCGATACCTACCATAATCCCGGCGTTGCTCAACAACGACGTAATTGAATGGTTGCTAAAGGTAGGCGTATTGAAGTGAATATCCACTTCTGCCACCCAATCAGGAAGGAAAGCGCGAGTACGCACATCTGGCGTCTTATTCATATCGGCAGAGCGCACGATGTCCATCTTGAGATAAGGCTTGCCCCAAATCTGGATCTTATCTTCCGGCATGAAGATGCCACGATTGACATTCGTCTTATTTACGCCAGCAGTTTCCAATGCTGCCGTAGCCATTGCACCCTTGACGCCCGGTGCAGGGAAGCAGAGGTAGGTATCACCAGTTTCCTTGGTGTATACACTCTCACGGAATTCCTGTTCCGGGTTGTGCTTGATTTCCTTCTTCTCAGCGGCAGTCTTCTTGCCACCACCGATCAGAAGATCACGCATAGCCTTGGAGGACATGCTATTAAAGTACAGCGGCGTCCGACCAATCATACGCAACTTAATCCGTCCCTGCTTTACGGTATGGATTTCGATAGTCCCAGCATCAGCTTTCTTTGCAACCATTTTTCTCTACTCCTTATTAGCAATGGTTTTTGCTTGTTGGACTATACCTAATAGCAAACACTGCATCCGTCAATGGGCTTTTTTGGTTTTTTTTAATTTTTTTTGCCACACTTATATGTGCCGCCTAATTATGCTTTAATATGCGGCACGACTTCAGGAGGGTAATATGAAAGAGAAAGTATTGATCATCCCACGCAACGACGGCATGGCGGTCAGCGCGGGTGGCAAAGTCTACATCGTAGAAATGACAGCCGAACAAATGCTCGACATGGCGTTGCGATGTCAACAGACGGGAATGGAAATGCTGCGGAGTGAACGCCGGGCTATGGAACCCGAACAATTGTCCGTAAATCAGTCGTAAAAGAAATCCGGCGACAGTTAGGGACTGCCGCCGGACACCAACCAAAAGAAAGGAATACACCTGACTTCCCAACCTTTATATGCAACTATTTCGTGCTTGTAAAGAGATAATTACACATTGTCCCTCGCCGTTGTTGCTTCGTACTCGCCACGGCTCATAGGACCATCGACAGAGCCGAGCCAGACCCGACCGCCGGTAGTCGTCAACTGGAATTTGTCGATGCGACCTGCATCCTGCAAATCCCGAACATATTTCTCCAACGAACTCTTGCTCGACCCGCGCAACACTTCTGGTGTATCCGCGTCCTCTGAACGCCTATGAACTGAATTAGCACCAGCCATGTGTGTCAGCGCAATACCGCCATTTTCACAGTCAATGATCCATTGGTACATGGCCTCAAGCTTCTGCTCCAAAGCCGTGCCGCTATTCATCGCTGCGATCTCTTCTGTGCGATCAGTCAGCAGGCCCGTGTTCATATCCCGAATGAAATGCCGAACATTTCGCATGGCAGGGCCATTTGATTTTACGACAGCCCCGTCGTAACAAGTGTTCCGCTGGAACGGCACACCAAGACGCTCACACATTTTCTTCGCCCGAACTGTATCGACCTGCCAAACAGCGAACGCCGAGCGCACACCATCAACCAGAGCAGATGTACCCCGAATCAGGTTACGAGCTTGCTCTGGTGTCTTAACCACTGCGTCCTCTTTAATCTTCGTCATATGGTGACACAGCAAGACCGATGCGCCAGTTTCTGTGGCCATCTTAGCCAGCAGACCTGTAAGAGCAGCACCAGCAGCCGGATCAGCGTTTACATCAGCATGTACGAAAGATGCGAGTGGATCGAACACAATGAGCTTCAGATTCTGCATCTGTAACACTTGTTCGTATATCTTCTCGAACTCTTCGGATGTCGAGAACTCACCATGATTCTCAGTCATAATCGGGAACACACCGCCTACATTTGGTAGTGGTACCACTTTCAGATCATGGATGTAGCCATGCCTAGCCCCGAACGGATCCAAACGATCAATCCGGCGGTGCATCTCAGCCTCGTCATCCTCTGCCGTGAAGATCACTACGTTGCCGAATTCTTTGACCAGACCCCCGAAAGCTGTAGTCATTGGCTGACCAGATGCGATCTTCATGCCCATGTCGAGCGTCATCATGCCTTTGCCCGAGTCGCCAGCAGCAGCAAAGATAATCGGCACACCCATAGGGAATGTGCCTTCGATCAGGAACTTTTGTTCTGGTGCTTCGCCCGTAAACCTACCCACTGAGAACGTATCATCCAGCAGGTTGATGTTTGTCTTCGTGACTTTTGCTTTGGTGTTGAGGAAGGTTTCAATGTTGAAGCCTTCGCTTATGGCGTCCGATGCGTCCCACCCCTCGGGCTTGCCCATAGGCGGCGTCAGCATCGTTACTGACTTAGCACCAGCAGCCAGAGCCAAGTCCTGAATCAGATCAGCCAACTTCTTGCCAGCCGGATCGTTGTCGGGCCACAGAATTACTTCCTTGCCCTGCAATGGAGAGAAGTCGAACTGCGCCGATGTCTTCTTCGTTAGCGCACCAGCCCCACCAATCGTACATGTCGCCGTATATCCAGCTTCGTTGAGAGAGTCAGCGCACTTCTCACCCTCGACCCAAATCACCCGCTCCGATGCCAAAATGTTCGGGATGTTGTACATGGGCCGGATGTCAGGAAACTTGGAGTACCCGATGCCCTCAATGAATGGCCTAAACTCCTTCTTGGGCTTGCCATTGCTGTTCAGCATGGGCTGCCCGGTAATGTCCTTTACATTGTACCGGCGCACCGTAACCAGCACTTCGCCATCTGCATTGGTGTAGATGTACTGTGCATCATACGGTGTGTTCGCATTGTATTGTGTCTTGATTGGATGTTCGACAGGCCCGTTATCACGAACAATTTGTGGTTGAGCGTTGTCCAGATAGTCCGAGAACATCTCCTTGATCTCGCCCATCTTCATGTCCCTGCCGTGCATCAGAATCTTCACGATGCCGCCCACGCCAACGCCACCATTGAAGTCTTGCCCACGCATGAAGTGCGGCGACGCCGGATCAATGTCGATCTTCATCGACTTGCCAGAGTCACCAAGCAAGGAGCCAATGTAGAATGTCTTGCCATGAATGCGCCCAGCAGGAAACGTATCCTGAAGGATGCGAATTTGTTCCGATTTCGGAACCTTCCTAGAAATCTCTTCGACTAATTCATGTGCAGAAACACTAGATGTTGTGTTGCCAAACCTTACCACACTCATTATATTGATCCCTATCAAGCATCAGTTTTACCTTTTGGGGCGGTTCATGCCGCCCCTTCTTTTTGCCAGCAAGTGTTACGGAATTCGCACCACTTACAAAGGTGAAAGTCGTCATTCTGCGCGATACGCGGAAGAATGTCATTACCTCTGGTAGCCTCTAATATTTGCACGGCCTTATCACTGGTCCTTTGTGCCAAATCAGAGTCAAACGGTACCAACTCTATGTAGACCTCGCTTGTGTTCTTGTTCAGAACTGTGAACACACAAGGGTTCTCAGCCAAATCCATGTACGCTTGGTACAGCGCAATTTGCGCTGCGTAAACTGGGTTAGCCTCCGCCACACCTTTACGAACAAATTCGTTGAACTTTTTATCCGATGCGGACTTGCACTCCCACAGCATTGGATATTTAAGGTGTAATGGACCGGCACATATTACACCGTCAATGTGACCACGAACTTCGCCATCCGCCGTGTCGAATCCAAATTGTTCGCCATGTTTTTCTGTGCGCAGGTCGAACCCAGCATCACGGAAGTACATAATCATCAGATCTTCGATGGTGTGACCAAGAGCAAATGTTCGTAAAGTTTTCGCAGGAAAGCCTTTATCCTTGTCTTTCTGCTGCCCCATGTACCGGTATTGAAGTTTACGAGCGCACGGATCACCAAGAGAAGAAGCGCCCAGATACTTACGTTCTGGTTGCTTGCGCTCTTTCTCAATGACAGCCCGATCTAACTCTTTAATGATTGCGGCCGCGTCTTCAGAAGGGGATGGTGGGTGGCTCTGGCTTGACGGAATTTTGGACGATCCGGTCAAATAACTCTGCAAGGTAAGGTTCTGTGTAGACATCTTCTAGCCCTTCTGTCTTCTTCGCAACAAAGATCAATCCGACTACTTCATCCTCTGTAAGATCAACCAGACGCTTGTCCCATCCCACGGTTTCAAAATACTCCGCAATCCTCTTTAGTGGATTGTCTCCTGCTCCTTGTGCATTGCCATTGTTTTCAACCATTCTTCGCCCTCCTCATCAAAAGTAACCATTGCGGTCAGGTAGTGATCCATATCAGGGATATCGACCACAACACTCACGCACTTGTACTGATCATCCTTATCTTCAGTGAAATCCAAGATTGCATCAACGACTTGACGCTTAATGCCATCAAGATCATCGCCATCTGAAAAGCTCATAAAGCAAGAAGTTTGGATAGGATTCCCTTCTTTCCTATGAAACATGAAAGTAACTTCGCCCCTAATCATGCTGATTTTTCCCACTCTGAAATTACATTGTAGACGATGTTATCCACAAATTGCTTGTTCCATGCGTAGTTGAGCATACATGCGGCCCTGTACTTCGTCCACGAGAAGTCAATTGGGCTGACATTCACGCCCTGCCTCAACAGTGCGCTGCGCTGCTTGTCGCTCACAGGGTCATTTAACCAGCGTTTCGTTTTCTTGGCCGAGTCACCTGTCTCGTGCTGCCTCATGTAGTCATCTGCTGCGGCCATCACCTGACGCTTCGATCCGACAGAGATGAGCCTAACCCTACCGTTTGTCTTCTTCGTGACAGCCATAGATGTGCCATCGACCTCTGCGATCAGAGCAAAACAGTTAAATCCAGTAGCCGCGAGACATGCCTGATTCCCGAACAAATCTACCCACCTGAATGGAGAGCGCTCCATCAGATCCACTTCAGTCATTTCAAAGTTGTCGAGAGGATCAGAGTCTGCTCCCTCAAACATGTGACCACAAAACGGACACTCACGAACGCCGAGCGGCACGATTGAGTCACACTCTGGACAAACCTTTTCTGGCGCATCACCAGCCGTTGTTTCGCCAGCGCCATCAAGATCAACGGAATCATCCAGTGATCCATG